CATTTAGTTTGTAACTCACTGCTACCACTAACCATTTACCCACGGCCTCCTACCACTTATCACCTCCTCATATATCCTGTCTCCCTGTCTCTGTGTCTCCCTGTCTCCCTGTCTCTGGCTATCTTACCATACTATGCCATAATCCTACCCACTATAGCTAACATATAGGCTAATCCGATACCTGATATCGTAATTTCCGATAGCTGCAACCTACTGATATTGTGCCACTATTCACTATTACCATGTCATCCTACCAACGCACTGTAGCTCCTCATTTACATTTACCTCTTGACAACCCCATGTGTGGTAGTTTACATTGATCAACATACTATCGGATTTACCAATATCAGCTATAGGAGATTCCTATATCACATGCCCAACGCACACCAAATAGAGCTGTCTGCTGCCGAGCGCAAAGAGCTGTTTTTGCTGGTACTGGGCTCCAACGGTGGCCACATATCTGAAGCATGTAATACCATTGGCGTATGTCGTCAGTGGTATTATAAATGGCTCAAGGCTGACAACGAATTCCATACCAAAGTTAACTGGCTGCATGAGGCGCGATTGGATAACGCTGAATGCCGCCTACAGGACAATATAAATGGTGGCAGCTCACCCGACATCAAGTTCTATCTGGAGCGCCAAGGCAAGGCCAGAGGTTATGGCAGAGAGTCCACTGTTAATGTAGGCGGTGTTGCTGGGCAGCCTGTAGGCGTTGACCTATACGGCAGCTTAGGTTTGGGTGTTGCATATCCTAAGATGCCAGACACTGTAGCTGAGTGGGAAGCGCAAGTTAAGGAGGCCAAAGAGAGACGCAGGGTGCAACAGGCTGAGGTAGTTAGCAATCCTGAACAGGCCAAGGCCGCTATGTTAGACAATGTCCGACTGTTGGAGCTGGAGGAGGACGGCACTGATGACTTTCCAACCATCTAATGGTGGCGCCAATACAGCAGTGACATCGCTGGAGCAACCATATACTTCAGCAGTGGTCTGGCTACCTCAAGAAGGGCCTCAAGTTGCCGCTGCTATATGTCCATGTGATGAGACATTCTTCGGTGGCACACGAGGCGGCGGCAAGACTGATGCTGCATTAGGTAGGCATGTTGCAGGTGCCGAGCGCTATGGCTCATGCTGGAATGGCCTATTGATACGCCGCAAATATAAGGACCTGGCCGAGGTTAGGCGCCGCATAGATGAGATGATATCCAGTGGCATGGCTGCCGAACGTATAGGTGGCGAGAACCAGGTCAATTACGTGCGCTGGGAGAATGGCGCTGTACTGGTGTTAGCCGCCATCCATATGCTCAAGCAGGCTGAAGATTACCAAGGCCAGCAGTTCACTGAGATCACTATAGATGAAGCACCCGCAATACCATTCATAGGGCCACTAGTCGATCTGCTTAAAGGTTGCCTCCGCTCACCTCATGGCGTCCCCTGCCATATGTTCTTAACCGGCAACCCTGGTGGTGCTGGCTCCTCTCAGATCAAGGTCATGTATATCCCAATGGTTGATGGTGGTGAGTCACCTGTAGCTGAGAGTGAAGTCCACACGCTACCGGATGGCAGCACCCGTACATTTATACGATCTACCTTAGCCGACAACCAGATTCTAGAGCAGATGGACCCAGGATATCGTAAGCGCCTGGAGTCTATTAAGGACCCCAACCTACGTGCAGCATGGTTGATGGGGCTCTGGAATGTGTTCGTGGGCCAGGCATTCAAGTTCACCAGCCGCCACATCATAGAGCCCATATGGCCCATACCTGATCATGCGCCAGTATACATGACATTTGACTGGGGCTATGGTGCGCCATTCAGCATAGGCTGGTGGTGGGTGGATGGCGATAACCGTGTATATAGGTTTGCCGAATGGTACGGCTGGAACAAGGTCACGCCTAACGTAGGCCTACGCCTCACTGATCCGCAATTAGCTGAGGGCATACTAGAGCGTGAGAAGGCCATGGGCTTAGACAGTGGTAGCGTACTCAGATATGCAGGACCTGACTGCTGGAGCAAGAAGCCAGACTATAAAGGTGGCGGCCAGGGACCAAGCACTGCTGAGGAGTTCACTACATACACTGATAGAGAAGATGTCAGGCAGCGCTATGGCAAGCATGCCAGCCTCGAAATGTACAGAGGAGATCCTAGCCAGACACTCAAGATAAGGCAGTTCCGCACTAGGCTGGATGTACCTGAAGACCTCAATGAGCTGCCTATGCTGGTAGTCTATAAGACCTGTCGCCAATTCATTCGTATCATACCTGACCTATGTGTAGATGAGCTGACTGCCGAGTACCTGGAGCCTGGCCAAGAGCTGCACCCGTTTGATGAATCCTGTCACATATGCATGGCCCGGCCAGTGGGCGTCACTGAAGATACACTGGACGCAGCAGCTTCAGCAGCCAAGGCCAAGGCGCATAGGTCCAAGCTGGATACAGCGTCACGTATGGCCATGGATGAACACACTGCCATGATGCTGGCACTCAAGTCAGCCAGTGACATAGATGGCATGAGCGAGATGGACATAGGCGAATGGATGCTGCAGCACCTGGAAGACACAGATGATCTAATGAATTAAAGGAGATAACCATGGGCGACACTATCAAGTTCTGGAAAGGTGTGATGAGACGGCGCAATGCGAGCAAGAAGGCCAAGGATGAGGCAAAGGCCAAGCAGCGTGAGGCTACCGAGCGTAAGGATAGGCAGCAGGCGGCTGCTAATAAGCGCAGTAAGTCTGCAGCGACCGGCTATATCAAGACCAGTCAGCGCAGGCGTATGGCAATGCGTGATGCAATGAAGGATGACTAGGGCCTAGGCATTAACACTAAGCAGTGACCGGGAGGTAATGGCAATGGACACATCAACAATGGACAACATCTATAAGGTAGTGCCACTCATCATACTGGTAGTGGTCGTGATCTATCAGGGTGTGGCGGGCTACCTCGACAGGCTCAGGCATGACCGCGTGGTCAAGCAGCTCAGTGCAGCGCTCATAGCCAAGAATGCTCATGAGTACCATGAGCTGACCAGGGACCATAAGCTGGACCTGAAGCGCACCAGGGTAGAGAATGAGCTGGCCATAGCGGCAGGTAAGATGGAGCAGTCCCTGGTTGATAAGGCAGCAGACAAGACAGGACCACATATGGCTGTAGGGTAATGATAAGGAGCAGCAATGGCAGACACCAATACCAAAGCAGTAGCAGCGCCTATATGGGACGACAACGCCGCCAGAGACGACATGTCTCGCGTATTCAATGACGTCCCCAACAGCACCAGGGTCATGTTAGAGCTCACATGGTATCGGAATATCCTATACTATCTGGGTGAGCAGTGGCTGGACTGGTATATGTCCACCAGCTCATTCGGTCGGCGTTATCCATTGAGCATTGATGTGCCTACACCGGTCAGCAATATCATCCGGGACTTTGTCAGGACCATGAAGGCGCTGGTCTTAAACAAGCGCTACACCGCTCGCGTATGGCCCAACAGCAATGAGCAATCAGACAAGGACGCCGCCAAACTGGGCGAGATCCTGCTGCGTGACATGGACAGCGCAGACAATGACTCCTTAGAGGATATCAAAGAGTTAGTGGCCATGTGGATGGTCATGACCGGCAACGGCTTCTGCAGGACGTTGGCAGGCACCGACAATGGCCGCTATATCGTAGGCAAGAAGAGTGGCGCCATAGTGGCCAACCAAGGTGATGTTATTGTAGAGCATATTATACCGTTTAGCGTAGTGGTGCCGCTCATGGGTGAGCTGATTAATCAGAAGTCATTCATTGGTATCAAGAGCTTGAAGACCAGAGAGTGGGTGCAGGATACGCATGAGGTGTTGCTATCGAGTGGCCAGACTGGTGACACATTAGAGGTAGTCTATCAGAGAGAACTCATGGAGTTAGTAGCCAATGTATCGCCATGGAAAGGCCGCGCATTAGAGAGCTCAGGGCCATTAAACGACGACGAAGATCTAGAGGACCTGGTTGTCTATAAGGAGCTGGAGTATAGGCCCACCCGATCATATCCACAGGGCAGACACAGCGTATTATGTTGTGGGCAACTATGCGCCCGTAATGAGACAATGCCAGTGCCAGTGGGCGATGACGGCACCTGGTTCTATAGCCTAACACACTTCCCATACAACTATACGCCAGGTGGCTTCTGGGCCTGTGGCGGTGTCGATGACTTAGTTAGTCCACAGAACATCATCAATGAAGTAGACCAAGACCTGCAGACTAACCGTAAGAGCTTAGGCAGGCCCATGGTGTTGACGCCTAAAGACCTGGTATTGAAGCGCAGGTCGTCTGCAGGGTCCAAGCTACTGCAGGTGCAGTGGGACCCGCAGCTGTCACATGGTGCTAAGCCGGAGATACAGCCAGGAGTACCATATCCGTCGCAGGTGCTGGAAGAGAGAGCAATACATAGAGTGACTGCGCAAGAGGCCAGTGGTGATCCTAAGAATATCTTACGTGGTCAGTCACCGCACTCAGGCGCCAGTGGCATCATGGTTGACATATTGAGTGAGCGTGCTGAACAATCCCATACGCCGGACGTCATGCGGTTCTATCGTAATTGGTCACGCATGTCACGCAAGCGCCTGGTGCTGGCCCAAGGCCTCTATACTGAGCAGCGCTACGCCAAGGTCCAGGGTGAAGGCAACGCCGTCTATGTTAAGTCATTCTTAGGCGCCGACCTATCCAACAACAATGACGTGCGCCTGGAGCTGGACAGTGGCATATCAACTACGCATGCTGGCCGGACACAAGCATTACTCAAACTGATAGAGCTGGGGTTCTTCGGCGAGGCAGCCAAGCACCCGGAGATACAGCGTGAGCTCATGAAGAGGTTCGGCCTAAGTGGCTTCCCGGATGAGCTCAATATACATAAGGAGCGCGCCGAGTGGGAAAACAGCGTCATGTTGGAGGGCAATAAGAAGGAGGTCAAGGGTATTGCAGTAGCCAATGTGCCAGTGGTTAATCCAGAGACAGGACAGGAGATGATAGGCAAAGATGGTCAGCCTGCTATGATGTTCACCGGCCATGTCGATCCACTGTTCGAGCTTGACCCTGATGAGATCCATATGGCAACACATGACAGAGTGTTGTTTGGGCGTGAGTTCAAGGAGTTGCCAGAGGAGCAGCAGCTGTTGATGATTGCGCATCGCATGGCACACGCTGACAAGTTAGAAGCTAAGCAGCGTGAGATGGAAGAGCGCATGGCAGAGCTGCAGGGCAAAGGTAAGGATCAGGGTGCTGGTGGCGAAGGTGGAGCAGGTGGAGCAGGTGGAGCAGGTGGTGGCCAACCCACTGAGAACCTGGAAGACTTAGCAGGCCCTGGTGGCATGTCTGATACAGGACTAGACGGTGAAGACTTTGATACGCCGGAAGTAGCAGGTGGCGAAGGCGATATGATGGTAGGGTAGAGGCAGTAGGCAATAGGTGATAGGCATATGGCAACCATAGACACACAAGCAGTAGCATCGACATTGAAGCGCAAGTATGCCAGAGGAGGCGTGGTAGAGAAACGGCAACCACTCAGGCCTCGTAGGCAGACATTGAGAGCACACAAGGCAACACGCAGAGACCGCAATAGGAAGGCGGCAAGATGTTAACCAATAACTTAACCATAACCAGCTGCTTAGTTTCCATGGGCTACATATATATGCCTTGCAATCTGAAGCAGCACATAGAAAGGAGTCTATTATGCCGGACGTAATGTTGCCAGGACAGGCAGGCGCAGCAGGAGCAGGAGCAGCAGTGGCACCAGTTATACCAGTAGTAGTTCCTGATGGGCCAGCCGTCACAACCGAAGCGGGGCATGACTTCATTTCCGCCGAAGACTTACAAGGTGGTAATGCAGTCGCGGCAGGCACCCCACCTGGCGCAGCAGTACCAGTGGCAGGAGCATCCGAGGCAGCAGCTAGTGCCAGTGCTCCAGGTCAGCAACCGGGGCAACAGCCGGCCACCCCACCCGGCACAGGGGCAAGCGCAGAGGGCACCCCTACCTCTACTGAACCCAAACCAGCACCATATGATCAAGACCCGAAGTGGTTAGCGGCGCGCGCGGCTGAGAAGCGTATGACTGGCATATTGCAG